AAAATGACGGCAGAAGATATTCTTAAGAATCCCATAGTTGTAGGAAATTTTAATTGGACAGTGGCTGATGTAGTTGGTACGAATCTTTTCAGTTTACCGTTACCAGCTGTTATAGCTAATTTTGATTCTTTTCATCGCTTGATGTTTCAGACGTACGCTTTCTTTAAGTGTAATATAAAACTTCGCTTTCAGATGAATTCGAATAAATTTCAGTTAGGTCGCTTGATGCCGTTTATTGATCCCGTTGAACAAATGATCCCTGCACAAAATTTTGCCACAAATGCTAAATTTATAAATATCTATTCTGCTTCTAGTAATCCTGGGACTATCCTGGATGCTTCTTTGTGTAATGTAGGTTCACTTATAATCCCTTTCGAACATATTCAAGATTATTTAACTACGAATTCTAAAGAAACATTTGATATGTTAGCTGTAGTTCATGTTTTGGTTCTCAATCAACTCGCTGTAGCAGCTGGTGCTTTAGGTACCGTGAATGTACAGGTTTTGTTGAGTTGCGAAGATATTGAAATGCATGCTCCGATTCATCCTCATATGGCTACTATTCCAACTTTCTTGCGAGCTGAAATGCAATCGTCTACCATTGACGAGGGTTTTAAAGCTGTTGCAGGTGCTGGCAGTGCCGCATACAATATATATACTGGGAATTTTGGAAAAGCCGCAACTTCTGCAGCTACTAGTTTGGAAGGTATAGGTAACTTGCTTCAATCCATAAATTTAGATAAGCCAGCCCATCCTATGTCGAATGTTTCGAATGCGCTTTCTCCTTTTGCGCCTTTATCTCACGGTACAGGTGTTGATGGTTCAGTGCGTTTAGGAAATGCTCCTCTAGGAACTTATTTAGAACATAAATCTTTTTCCAATATGACTGCGAATGCTATGGACGTTAATGCCCGAGTTCAGATTCCTGGCCTAATAAAACAGATGGTTTGGTCGACTGGTGCCCCCCAAGGTACTGTGTTGATGGAGCTTCCTGTTATGCCAGATCTGACTTTCTTTGATGTTCCTAACCCTGCCGGTTATGTTGCCGATTTTACCCGATGTTATAGTACTAATTTGCC